TAAGGAATACTCTCCGGCTATGAGAGACGAGGCTTATATTAGAGGGCTCGAAAAGGCTTACCGCAATATCGAGTTTATCGTAGGATTAGCCTACGGGGATTTATCCGATGCGTCCGAGGTAGATAAGACCGCTACGGAGATTAAAGCCTCAAAGCAGAGAAAATATAACCGAGTAAACGCTATCCAAGAAAACCTCCGGGATTGCCTCGAGGACTTTGTAGACGCTTTAGCCTTTTACAACGAAATGTATACGAGCTCCTACGAGCTCTCTTGTACCTTTAACGATAGTATCTTAACGGATGAGGAGACCGAGAGGGAGCAGGATAGAAAGGACGTAGCTATGGGCGTTATGAGTTTGACCGAGTACCGCTCTAAATGGTATCAAGAAGATAAGGAGACGGCGGCGGCTAATCTGCCGGAGCAACCGTCTAACGTTCTGCTTTGAGAGAGAGCTACCAAAGCAAAATAGAGGCTGGTATCGTCGATAGATACCGAAAGCTCGAGCACGAGGTTATGGATGATATCGTGCGGAGGATAAGAAAGTCGGGGAAGATAACCTCTACGGCAGATTGGCAACTTAACCGCCTCCTCATCCTCGGGAAATCCTCGAGCGACTTAAAAAAGATAGTCTCCTCGGCGGTACAATATAACGATACCGAAGTAGAAAAGCTCTACGAGGCGGTTATCGCTGACGAGTATACGAGGTATAAACCTCAATACGAGGAGATAAGCCACTCCTTTATACCGTACGAGGATAACTACGAGCTCCAACAGATAACGGAGGCTATGATAAAGCAGACCGAGGGGGAGCTTACTAATATAACCAAGTCGATGGGCTTTATGCTCGACTACGGAGGGGATAGAGGGCTCGTATATACGCCGCTATCGCAGATATATAACGAGTATCTCGACCAAGCTATGGTAGACTTAACCTCCGGGGCGTTTGATTATAATACGCTCATCCGTAGGACGGTAGACCAATTAACCCGGAGCGGATTACGTACCGACCACGCTTTTAGCGTAAACCCGGACGACTATACCGGGATAGATTACCCCTCCGGCTGGCATAACCGCATCGACGTAGCGGCTCGCCGGGCTATCTTAACGGGAGTATCTCAATTATCCGGGCGGATAATGGATATGAACGCCGAGAGCCTCGGGGTAGATAAGTTCGAGGTATCTTGGCACGTAGGAGCGAGACCCGACCACGCCGCTTGGCAAGGAAAGGTATATACGAGGAAAGGGCTCGAGGATATATGCGGTTTAGGTACGGGAGCAGGGTTACTCGGGTGGAATTGCCGCCACGAGTATTATTTATTTTTCCCGGGGAGCGAGCGTCTCTATACCGACGAGTGGCTCGAGGAGCAAAACGCTAAAGAGGCTCAAAAAAAGAGCTTTAGAGGCAAAGAGTATAATACCTACGAGGCGACGCAAAAGCAACGCCAGCTCGAGACGAATATGCGAGCGCAAAGGGAAAAGGTACGCCTATTACAAACCGCCGGAGCTGACCCGGACGAGATTACGATAGAGCGGTGCAAATACCAAGCCCAACTCGATGAGTATAAGGCTTTCTCCAAGGCTATGAAGATACCGCAACAGAGAGAGCGGATATACTACGACCTTAAAGGGAGAGTAGCTCCGAGCCAAGCGACTATGGCTAAATATACTCCCGAGATGATGCGGAGGGCTACGATAGATAATAATATGTACTCGAGGCGTAAAGAGGTACTCGGAGACGAGATGCCTACTCTCGGAGACTTCCGGCAAATGAAATACCGAGAGCCGGATAAGTACGACGCTCTTAATAGGCAATACGTTACCTATAAGGAGATAGCCGCCAAGCCTTGGGAGCAAGAGGCTAAAGATAGGGCAATATCCGCCTATCGAGATTTTAAGAAAGCCGGACACGAGACGAGCTCCCACTTTTTAGCCCGGTATATTGACCGAGGCGGAGGAGATACGAGCCCGATAATAGAGCTTATGAATAAGCCGCCCAACTACAAACAAGTGGACGGGCGAGAGGTACGGCTTTATAATGGTTATGCCCTTATTAAGAATCCCGATACTAACGAATACGTTACTATCGAGAGGAAAGCAACGCCTAAAGATGAGTGGGTGGCTCTATGATAGAATTATGGAGGTTTAGAGCTATGGCGATAATAGATAAAATAAAAAATATGATACTCGCCTTTATAGGAGGCTCTTACGACCCTTTGGCTTTCTCGTATGACCTCCCGGACTTAATCGTGGATAACTACGAGGATTTGAGTCGATACGACCCGGAGCTTGCCAAAAAGCTCGACGATACTTTCCCGGAGATTTGCTCCGAGTATGAGCGAGGGCAAGACCCTACGGCTATGGTCGAAAAGGTTAGGCGAGCTTATGAGCGGATATTCCGCCAAGAGTAACAAAACGATATTTATACGCTAAAACGGCACTTTCCTCCGGGAGAGTGCCTTTTTATTGGTCTATAATCCGAGACCTTAAAGGCGGATGATTCACGGGGCGGTGGTTAAAGCCCTAAAACAACCTATATGTGAAAGGAGTAGCAGGATGAAAACAGAGTTTTTGAAAGAGTTAGGATTGGAGCAGGAGGCTATCGACAAGGTTATGGCGGAGAACGGCAAGGATATTGCCGCCGAGAAAGCAAAGCTCACTAAAGCCGAGGGAGAGAGGGATAACTACAAAACCCAGCTCGAAACGGCTAAAGAGGCTCTCGGCAAGTTCGACGGCGTAGACGTTGAGGCTCTCAAAAAGCAGATTGCTGATTTAGAGGGAGACCTTAAGAAAAAGGATGAGGAGTACGCCGCTAAAGAGGCGGAGCGCACCTTTAACGAGACCCTCTCCGGGGCGATTACCGCCGCAGGAGGCAAGAACGCTAAAGCTATTATGGCTATGCTCGACCTCGAAACCCTTAAATCATCCAAAGACCAGAGCAAGGATATCTCCGCCGCTATCGAGGCGGTAAAGAAATCCGATGCTTATATGTTTGGCTCTAATGAGCCAATGAAAAATGCCGTAGGACGCACGGGAGGCGACGGCGGAAACGGTAACGAGACCGATTTTTCCGCTATGAGGGCTCTTATGGGTCTCGAGGCAGAGAAAAAGTAAACCAAGTACAAATTTAAGGAGGTACTAAAATGCCAAACGTTATTGCTTTAAGAAAGTTTTACTCCGAGGCTCTCGATGAAGTTTATAAGAAAGCCTCTCTCACTTCCGTTCTCGACGGAGACAACGCCCTCGTTAGAGAGGGAGCAAACGCACACGAGCTCCTCATCCCCAAGATGAGTATGGACGGGCTTGGTAACTACGGTAGAAATACAGGCTACGTAAACGGCTCTGTTTCTTTCGAGTACGAGACAAAGACAATCGCTTACGACCGTGGTCGTATGTTCTCCGTAGATACTCTCGACGAGCAGGAGGCTACCCCGGTATTTAGCGCACTCTCCGCAGAGTTCGTGCGTACGCAGGTCGTACCCGAGCTCGATGCTTACCGTCTCGGAGCTTACGCAAGCACAAGCGGCGTAACAACCGTAGCGGCTAACCTCACAACGGGAGCAAACGCTATTGCGGCGGTTATGGCGGCTAAATCCGCTATTAAGGACGCAGAGGCAGACCTCTCCTCCGTATATCTCTTTATCAAGTCTGCAATCAAGGATATGATTGACGACCTCGATACTACAAAGAGCCGTGCGGCTTTAGAGGGCTGGGCTGGTATTATCGAAGTTCCTTCCGCTCGTTTCTTTAAGACTATTACTCTTAAGGACGGCACAACAGAGGGGCAGACCGCCGGAGGATTTAGCGGAGCTACCGCTCTTAACTTTATCGCCGTAGATAAGAGAGCGGTTATTCAGTTCCAGAAACATACCGTAAACAAGATTATCACTCCAGATGAGAATCAGGATGCCGACGCTTGGAAATTCGGTTATCGTACCGCTGGTATCGCTGACGTTAGAGATAACAAGAAAGGCGGTATCTACGTTCATACCGTTGGAGCATAAGAGGAGAGCTAATCTATGAGATATGCCGAGTATACTTTCTACCAAACGGAATACCTCGGCGACCGTATCACGGACGAGAGTACGTTTAATCGGCTCGCACTCCGAGCCAGCGAAAGGCTCGACTATTTCACATTTGGCAAAATCGACGGGGAGGACGTTAGCGATAGCGTCCGCCTCGCCGTTTGCTCTATGGCTGATATTCTGTTTTGGGAAGAAAAGAGAAAAAACGCCCACGACGGGCGAGAGCTGGCGAGCGAATCGAACGACGGCTACTCCGTCTCGTTTGCAAGTGCGAGCGATACCGAGCGGCAAGGGCTGACCGATAGGCAACTCTACCAAGCGGCTTACGCTTATCTATCGCAATCCGGCTTAATGGATTTTGGAGTAACATTATGACGACAAACGCTAATATAACGATTTTCAATGCAAAATACGATAGCGTAACCCGGGCGGAGCGGTTTTATCCTACCCCTATTAGCAACGTCTCCTACTATGAGAGCGAGGCGGTAAATACTAACGACGGGGTATGGAGCGACCAATCCGTTTATAAAATCCGTGTACCGCTTATAGGCTCGGAGATAGGGAAAGATTATATCCCGGAGGCGGAGTTTTATAAGAGCAATACCGAGGGGTGGAGCTTACGCAAGGGAGACCTTATTATCCTCGATGCCTACGACGGAGAGGCGGAGAGCCTAACCGCTACCGAGGTTAAAACCTACGCCACGAGCAACGGCTTAAAGCTGATTACGATTACCGAGTTTGCGGATAATACGGTACGGGGGAGCGATGCGGTAAAGCATTGGCGTATAGGAGGCAAGTAGTATGGGAGCTAACTTTAAGATAGAGACCCCGAGAGGATTTGTAGAGACCGTAAAGACAAAAGGCGGCACGATGAGGGCGGAGCTTAAGTGGAATACGGGTTACGCTCCTAAAAAGAGGGAAGAGTTTACGACGGCGCAGGAGATTATAGATTCCGAGTGCCTCCGCTTTATGAATCCCTTAACGCCTATGCGAACGGGTACGATGATTAAATCCGCCACCCTCGGTACGGTTATCGGCTCGGGAGAGATTATCTATCTCGCTCCTTACGCTCGTCGTCAATACTATAATAACCAAGGCGGTTCTCCGGCTCATCCGCAAGCTAAAGGTTATTGGTTCGAGGCTATGAAAGCCGCACATAAAGATAGTATCTTAAGAGCCGCAGGGAGGGCTTTCGACAAATGACGGATTCAATTATACAAGGGTTGACCGATTATTTTATGGCGTGCCCCTTGCTCCGAGACGGAGTATTTAGGGTAGATGCCCTCGGTAACGAGGCTATCGAGTACGTTATAGAGACGGGTATAACCTCCCCTATCGTGCAGGAATATATCGACGGCTCGAGCGTCCGGCAATATCAATTTAACTTCGGCTCTCGGGAGTATTACTCTCTCGATAGGGTCGAGAATATCCAAAATAGTACCTTTTACGAGAGGTTATGCGATTGGATAGAGGAGCAGAGCTCCGCCGGGAATTTGCCGGATATGCCGGAGGGGTGTACGGCTGAAAAGCTGACGATAAACGCCCCGGGCTATATGTTCGATGCGAGTATGGTAAACGCACGATATCAGATTCAATTAACTTTACAATATTTTAAGGAGGCAAAGTAAAATGGCAGGACTTATTAGAAATAAGATTGCGGACTACCTTAAGGTAGGGGAAAATTTCGAGCTTATGGGTACGGGCTTTACGTCTCTTAACGAGAGCCCCTCTGCGCAGACCGATAGCACAACCTACATTAACGAGGCTACCTCAAGTACCGATATTACGGGCTACGAGACCGAGTTCTCTTATGAGGCTAACCACATTCCGAGCGAGGCGGCGGTTACCGCTCTTTGGAAAGACGGTAGAGACCACGCTACGGGAGCGGATGCCCAGCACGAGTATATCAGAGTAGACCTCTATAACCCTATTGGGGAGGCTACCGCCCAGAGCGCAGAGTTTAGAGCTCGCAAGTTTATCGTTGCTAACGAGGTTAGCGACTACGAGGGCGACGGCGGCGAAAAGATTACCGTATCGGGTACTCTCCACGCCGTAGGAGACCCGGTGCTCGGCAAGTTTGATACCGTATCAAAAACCTTTACCGCTGGCGACTTTGAGGGTACTTACGAGGCGTAAAGCACAAAATAACAACTGTAAACGTATTCTGACCGGGATAACGGCAGATAGGCGTACAGAGTGGGGGCGAGCCAAAGGTGCGGCTTGCCTCCGCTTTATTTTATAGCACCTACCGATAGGAGAGATAAAAAATGAACGAGATTACTATTTGCGGAAAGACCTTTACGGCTGATTTTATGGATGCCGATTTTATGAAAGTCTTTGAGGAGAAAACGTACGAGTTTTACGAGAGAGCGAAAAAGAATCAGACGAGGAAATTTGCCTCTACTTATGAGGGGATGATGGAGACCTGCTCCACGGTCGAGGATTACCTCGATGCCGTATTCGGAGAGGGCACGAGCAAGGAGTTATTTAACGGTACTCACAACGTACAAACCCACCTCGAGGCGGTTGCCGAGCTGACCGACGCTCATACGAAATCAAAGAAAGAGTTTAACGACTTCTCTAACCGCTATATCCAAAGGCAGGGCGGTTACCGTCCTCATAACAAAGGCGGAAAATGAATATCTTGTTAGACGGTCTCCCCTCCTCGATAGAGTTCGGCGGTCGGGTAGTTCCGATAGATACCGACTTTAAGACGGGTATACTATTCGAGCTTGCTATCCAAGACCCTAACCTCGACGAGGAGGAGCGGCTTTATACTATTTTCTCGCTATACCTCCACGATAACCTCCCGGAGACGGAGGACGAGGCGACCGAGGCTCTAAAGGAAATAATAACCTTTTATCGTTGCGGTAGCACGGTAGAGCCGGAGGAGCAGAGCGGAAAAGGTAACGGCGAGGAGGCTTTCTCGTACGAATACGATGCGGATTATATATACGCCGCTTTTATGAGCGCATACCGTATCGACCTCGCAAAAGAGGCTCTCCATTGGTGGCAGTTTCGGGCTTTGTTTAGAGCCCTCCCGACCGATACGGAGTTTATGAAGATAGTCGGATATCGGACTATGGAAATTCCGGCAAAGATGAGCAAAGAGCAAAAGGCTCATTATAAGAAACTCAAACGGCTATACGCCCTCCCGGTCTCGGAGGAAAGAAAACGGCTTGAAAGTGACCTCGAGCAAATACTAATGAACGGCGGAGATATTACCGCTTTGCTATGAGGTGTATATTATGGCGGCTGATGGAACATTAAAATTTGATACTAAAGTAGACGAATCCGGGCTATCCTCGGGAGCATCAAAGCTCGGAGACGTAGCAAAAAACGCCCTCGGAGTATTCGGGGGCAATCTTATGACGCAAGCCTTTAACGGGCTTGTAAACTTGGGTAAATCGGCGATATCTGCCGGAGCTGATATGGTTATGGCTTTCGGCGAGGTAGAGCAATCTATCGGAGGTATCGAGACCCTATTTGGAGCGCAGGGAGCTAAAAGCGTAGAGGAGTACGCCCAGCTCGTAGGGAAATCCGTAGACGAGGTAGGCGGAGAGTTTGATACGCTTATGAAAGCGCAGACCCTCGCCCTCGATAACGCTGATAAAGCGTATATGACCGCCGGGCTCTCGGCTAACGATTATATGCAGACCGTTACGGGCTTTGCCGCCTCATTAAAGCAATCCGTATCGGATGAGTACGAGGCGGCGCAAGTAGCGGATATGGCGGTCGTCGATATGAGCGACAACGCTAATAAGATGGGCACGAGTATGGAGAGTATACAAAATGCCTATCAAGGATTCGCTAAACAAAACTATACGATGCTCGATAACCTTAAACTCGGTTACGGCGGTACTAAATCCGAGATGGAGAGGCTACTTGCCGATGCAGAAAAGATAACGGGCATCCACTATGATATTGATAACTTAAGCGACGTTTATAACGCTATCCACGTTATCCAAGGAGAACTCGGTATAACGGGAACGACGGCGAAAGAGGCGGCTGGTACGGTACAAGGCTCTATCGGTATGGCAAAAGCCGCTTTCGAGAATCTCGTAGCTGGTTTTGGCTCGGCTGACGCTGATATCGGACAACTCGCCGCTAACCTTATGACCTCGCTTTCTTCGGTCGTTACGAATATTACGCCCGTCGTCGAGAGAATAGTAGCGGCTCTCCCGGAGGCTATCGGAGCTATGCTCCCGGCTATCTCGGCTATGTTACCTACGCTCGTATCGACGGCAACGAGTATTTTTACGACCCTTATATCCACCGTCGTATCGCTCCTCCCTACCCTCATCCCGGTAGCGGTCGATGCGCTTATGACGATAGTAGGAGCTTTAATTGATAACCTCCCTCTCATCATAGATTCGGCGGTACAATTAGTGCTTGCTTTAGTCCAAGGGATAGCCTCGGCTCTGCCCCAGCTCATCCCGGCGGCGGTAAACGCAATAACTACGATAGTACAAGGGCTCGTAGATAACCTACCGCTCTTACTCGATGCGGCTTTACAACTAATCCTCGGATTAGCGGAGGGGCTTATAACGGCTCTCCCTCAACTTATAGCGGCTCTCCCGGCTATTATCGAGGGAATAGTAAATTTCCTCGTAGAGGCTATCCCGATGATTATAGAGGCTGGGATTCAGTTACTAATGGCTCTTATCGAGGCTATCCCGGTTATCATCCAAGCTCTTATAGATAACCTACCGCAGATTATCGACGCTATTATAAACGGACTTATTACGGGTATGCCCCTCATAATTCAAGGGTCTATCCAATTATTTATGGCAATCTTGCAAGCCTTGCCGCAGATTATATCGGCTTTAGCGGCGGCTCTACCGCAGATTATTACGACGATAGCAACGTCACTCGCTAACGGTATACCGCAAATCTTTACGGCGGCTAAAGAGTGCCTCGGGATGATTATAGAGGCTTTCCCGGAGATAGTATCGGGAGTAGCTACCGCCGTGCCGGATATTATTACGGGTATCGTAAACGGATTAGCCAACGGAGCGTCCGCTCTTTGGAACGCCGC